CACCCATACGGGTTCGCAGTGTTCTTTGCAACGTGTACAAATGTCTCCCGCGACAACGGGAGCGTAGCAGCAGTCACTTTCCAAGATCGTCATGATAATTCCTTTTTTTCAAAGTACCCTTCGAACATCCTATCTACAACGTTTACGCTTCCCACGCGAACGGCGAAACCGATTCGTCGCAAGCCTCAATGGCTTCATATTGTGATCGCAAAGCCTCAACCCTTTCCTTACTTCCGGGTTGGCCAACCTTGACGATCATCGTATCCTCACCCCCCAACATGCGGGGGTCAACCTTATCGGCCTTAGCCTTACCGATATTCCGCAAAGCCTTGCGATTGAACTTGAGAACCTTTTCCGAACGGATCATACCGCCATCCGCGGTAGACTTGTCGCAAGGGATAGCAATCCCTAGGAAGCACGACCGGGCAACCCTCTCCGCGTCTCGAATAATCTTATACTTTTTCATTTTGCTTTTTTCCTTTGCTTTCTACTAGGATACCAAAGTTTTTTTGACGCTCAACCCCCAAAGTTAGGGGGTGGTTTCCAGAATATCAAACGTGACGCACTTGTCGGTATAGATCGACCGATACCCTTGCTCACACTTGACAGTTAGCAGGGTACGATCACCGAACATTCTGACGCTGACCACCTCTCCGTTGACAATTTCGCCGTTATCGTATTCGGCAAAAACAAAATCACCGATTTTCATTTTTCTACCTTTCTTTCTACTGGTTTGTATCCTTTTCCGATGCCAGAATAATATGCACACCCCATGCCAAACCCAAAAAAAATCAAAAATGCTGTTTTTCCCGCGATTTTCAACATTCTGCCATTTTGGTATCTATGCCATATTTGCAGTTCCTGCCATTTTGTCCTGCCATTTTGTCAAAAGCCTGCCACGATGGTCGGGTCCCCCACCATAGGGGGGTTTTTTTGTTTCCCCCCTTACAAGGGGCCACACCCCCAAAACGGGGCGGTGGTATAAACACAATAAGCACCTCATATATAATTGGCCAGTTTAATAGCCATAATCCCCCAACCAACAAAAAAGGAGCAGAAGTAACTCTGCCCCTTTGTTGCTAGAAAATTTAATCAGTTTTATACTATCATGCTTCAGCAGATTCGTTAACCTTGGATGGCTTACGACCTCGTGGCTTCACAATACTTAACTTGCGTCTTTGTCTACGAACCATGCCCACACTAATTGTTCGACTACTATCCGTCTTATTTAAGTAGGCCGCAATTTCCTCATCCTTCATATTTTGAGAGTTGTTACTGATAAATTCTAGTTCTTCTTTTGTCCACTTTTTATATGTTTTTGACATTTAGTGTCTCCTTAAAGTTGCTTTTTGTGTATCTACTACTATAATAGTAAATAGAACAAAATACCGGTCAAGGTGCTTTTATGAATATAAACAATAATTTTCCCACGGTAGCTTCATCAGTTTTAAAAACAGTAGCTAATACTGAACTAGTTACAGAAGCTGAACTCCACGATACTATAGATAAACCACTAAAGGAAATAATACATGACGAAAAAACCCAAACTAATTCAGAACAAGGTGAGCGAAGCTGAATTTTTACAAGCTTGGGAAAAAATTAGCCAAAAATTAGGCTATAAATTTAAATTTGGATATCACAGCCACGAAGATATGAAACAACAAGCCGCCATATTTGCGCTTGAAGGATTAAAAAATTATGATAAAAGTCGCCCCCTAGAAAACTTCTTATGGACACATGTTAGAAATCGCCTCTTTAATTACAAACGAGACAACTATCAACGACCAGATAAACCCTGCTTAACATGTCCATTTTATAATACCTCACTAGCTTCAGGATGTTCAGAATTTTCTAATAAAAATGACTGTTCATTATATGAAAATTGGAGCAAACGAAATGATGCTAAGAAAAATATCATGAAGCCCATTGGTATTGATACTATAGGAGAAAATGCCAAAGAAATTAATAGTAACGAATTATTTAATAGCATAAGTAATAAAGAACTATTAAAAATTATAGATCTTAATATTAGTGTTAAAAATCGCCCCATATTTCTCAAACTAAAAGGCGGCAGTAAAGTTTCCAAATTAGAGATTAAAAAATTACACTCAGAAATTAAACAAATACTCAAAGATTATGACATCAATTCCTAAAAAAAGAGGCCAGCTTAGTCTGGAAGAAGAAAAATTCATAAGAGATAATATAGGTTCTCTTACTATTGACCAGATTGCCACCAATTTAAATCGATCATCTGCACCAATAAAAAGATATGTAACAGAAAGCAAATTGTTACTAACACATGATGATAGTGATGAAATTTTACGAACAAAATTACACAGTAAAAGTTTCTGGAACGAAATTACCAAACAATTTGACGAAGATAGTGGCGAACTAGATTACTTTGAAGAAATTTGGATTAACCTTATCAAACAATTTAGAGAAGACGTTTTACCCGCCGAAGAACTTCAGATCAAACAATTTATAACCATTGATATTCTTATTAATCGTTCTATGAAAGAGCGAAAACGCCACATAAACGAAACTGAAAAATTACAACAAGTTATTAATGACATATACGCCAAACCAGAAGATCAACGAGATACCCAAAAACTTATCAATTTAGAAACTCAACTAACTTTCGCCCGTAATAGTGTGGCCAACTATACCAACGAATATACTAAACTTCTTACTGAACAACAAAAAATAAGCAAAGACTTAAAAGCCACAAGAGAACAACGAATCAAACGTATCGAAGATGGCAAAAGTAGCTGGACGGGCCTTATACGTATGCTAGAAGACGAAGAGATAAGAGAAAAAGAAGGGCGCGAAATGGTTATTCTCAATATGGCCACTAACAAGACAAAAGATGTTTTACAGCAATATCATTCTTATCAGGATGGTAAATTAGACATTCCTTTATTAACACCAGAAGCAGTATTAAAGAATTCAGATGAAGCGTGATTATAGCGATCCCCTTTACAAAGCATGGAGACAAAAAGTAAGACAACGAGACCACGGTATTTGTCAGTGGCCTAATTGTTCTAATAGTAAAAAACTACATGTTCATCATATTAACAAGTGGGCATCTAATGCTCATTTAAGATACGATATTAATAATGGTATAACATTATGCAAAGCTCATCATGATATGGTAAAAAATAATGAAGATAGCTATATAGAATTTTTTAGTAAACTATTATCGAATAAACATTATGATAAATGACGATTTTACAATAATAATTGATACGCGCGAACAAAAGCCGTGGGAATTCTCAGAATACTCGACGGCCCATCATAAATTAGATACCGGGGATTATAGCATACAAGGTTTGGAAAATATTGTGGCCATAGAACGAAAACGTAATGTTGCTGAGATTGCTAATAATATTACAGAAAGTCGATTTGAAGATGTTATTAACAGATTAAAACAAATTAAATATCCTTTCATATTATTAGAATTTAATCTACAGAGCGTTCTTCAGTATCCTGTAGGATCATCAATACCCAAACGATTGTGGAATAAAATTAAAATTAGTCCCAATTATATTATGAAGCATCTTATTGATTTACAAATCGAACACCATATTAATGTTATTTTTTGTGGCGACTCTGATAATGCTGAACAGATGGCCACTTCTATTTTGAAGCGTATTCATAAAATGGAAAAAAATAAGGATTCGCACAATGTATGAAGATGCGTGGTTAAATCTTGGCGAACTATCACAACTAAATATATCTAATAATCCTATGATTAATAGGATAGAGCAAGATATCGAAAGGCCAGATATTCATCTTCTAAAATTACTAAGAAATCCTGTTAATTTTGGATCAACATGTAAATTATTATTTGATATTGAACTTCATCCTATACAAATTGCTATCTTACAAGAATTCTGGATTCGTCCTTTTCCAATGTTCATTGCGTCTCGTGGTTTCGGCAAAAGCTTTTTAATGGCATTGTATTGTACTCTTAAATGCATCTTTGTTCCAGGAACCAAAATTGTTGTGGTTGGCGCAGCTTTTCGTCAGAGTAAATTAGTATTCGAATATATGGAAACATTTTGGCGTAATAGTGCCATTTTACGCAGTATCTTTAATGGTAACGATGATGGACCGCGTCGAGATGTTGATAGATGCACAATGAGATTCGGAGATAGTTGGACAATTGCTATTCCTATGGGCGACGGTAGTAAAATTAGAGGTTTAAGAGCACACATTATCATCGCAGACGAATTCGCATCAATTTCTCCAGATATTTATGAGACCGTAGTTTCAGGTTTCGCGGCAGTTTCTGCTACTCCTATTCAAAACGTAAAAAGAGAAGCTAAAAAACAAGCCATGAAAGATGCTGGATTATGGAATAGTGATTTAGAGGAATTAAGTTTCAAAATGGGTAACCAGGCCATAATAGCAGGCACGGCTGATTATGCTTTCAAGCACTTTGCTAGTTATTGGAAGAGATACAAAACTATTATAGAGAGCAAGGGCGAAATTCATAAACTTGAAGAAATTTTTAAAGGTGAAGTACCAGATAATTTTAATTGGAGAGACTATAGTATTATTCGTATACCTTATGAATTAATACCAAAAGGATTCATGGACGATAAACAAGTAGCACGAGCTAAAGCTACTATTCATACTGGTATTTATAATATGGAATATGCAGCATGTTTTACGGAAGATAGCGATGGATTCTTTAGACGAAGCCTTATAGAAAGCTGTGTTGTAAAACCAGATAATCCATTAATTATAAATGATGAAAAAATTCTATTCGAAGTAAGAACAAACGGTGACCCTAAGAATAAATATGTATATGGAATTGACCCTGCTAGTGAAAAAGATAATTTTAGTATTGTAGTATTAGAGTGTCACGGAACACACACCAGAATAGTATATTGTTGGACTACGAATCGAACAAACTTTAAAGAACGACAAAAAGCAGGACTATCAAACGAACATGATTTTTATGGATTTTGTGCTAGGAAAATTCGTAATTTAATGAAAGTTTTTCCTTGTGAGCGAATAGGAATGGACGCTCAGGGTGGTGGCGTAGCAATCGAAGAAGCATTACACGATCCAGATAAATTAGAAGATGGAGAGAATTTAATCTGGCCGGTTATAGATAATGATAAATCTAAAGACACGGATGATCAGCCAGGATTGCATATTTTAGAATTAGTTCAATTTGCACGAGCAGATTGGACAGCACAAGCAAACCATGGACTACGCAAAGATTTTGAAGATAAAGTATTATTATTTCCTCGTTTTGATAATCTAAGCTTAGCACTAGCTTTAGATCAAGAAAATAAAGATATTTTAACAGCTGATCTTACTCCTATTTACGATAGTACCAGCGAATGTATATTAGAGATTGAAGAACTAAAAAACGAATTGACAACAATAGTTATGACTTCCACAAGCACAGGATCAGGAGCTAGAGACAGATGGGATACTCCTGATTTAAAATTACCAAATGGTAAAAAGGGCAAATTAAGAAAAGACCGATATAGTGCATTATTAATCGCCAATATGTTAGCACGACAACTCACTAGAACACTTACTCCTATCAACTATGATATTATAGGAACAAACGCACAAACATCACCAAAAACAGAAAATAGTGGCCAAATGTATAGAGGTCCTAGTTGGTTTACAGAAGGAGCTAACGAAGATATATACATGGGAATATATAAATAAGTGTATTAATACAATTATAATACTATTACAATATCAATATAATTATGGCTAAAAAATATCCAAAAAGCGAATCAACAGAAAACTCAGTACTATCTAACGAAAATGCCTATATTACATGGGGAGACGATTTAGATAGTAAGCAAAAAGCTTTAGATCAAACTGCTGGTTGTTTAGATGAATACGGACTATATAGATCTACAGCAGGATATTCTGGTAGAATAAATAATTTTTCCAATATATTACCTAATATTTCTAGTCGCCCTGGTCTTACCAGAGGCGGATACGATTATTTCAGATATGACGAAGCTGTTCCTAATCATATTAAAGAAATTATTCGTCGTGCAGATGATATATATCAAAAAGTAGGTTTAGTAAAAAATGTTATAGATCTTATGGGTGATTTTGCCGTACAAGGTATCAAACTAGTTTGTAAAAATAAAAAAACAGAGAGATTTTATCGTAAATGGTTTAAAAAAATCAATGGTAAAGAAAGAAGCGAAAGATTTCTTAATAACTTATATAAAACTGGTAATATAGTTATTAATAGACAAACAGCAAAAATAAGCCTAAAGACTACTGAAAACTTTTTTAGAACTTCGGCAGCTCCTGATACCACAGAAAATGATATTGATATTGTTAATGTTGAAAAAAGAGAAATACCTTGGAGGTACACTTTTATAGATCCTGTTTATGTTCATGTTTCAGCAGGATCTCTTTCGTCTTTCGTTGGACAGAAAAGATACGAATTAGTTTTACCATCTAATCTCAGAAAGATCATAGCTTCCCCAAAAACAGAAAATGAAAAAATTATAGTTTCTGGTTTACCTAGTCAAATTTTAGAAGCAGCAAAAACCAAAAAACCATATCCTCTTGATCCAGAAAAAACCTGTGTGTTTCATTACAAGAAAGACGATTGGCAAAGTTGGGCTTTTCCAATGATCTACAGTATCATGGATGATATTACGGTAATAGAAAAACTAAAATTAGCAGATATGGCAGCCCTAGATGGTGCTATTAGTAATATTCGTATTTTTAAATTAGGCAGTCTAGAACATAAGATAGCCCCAACTAAAGCAGCAGCAGCTAAACTATCCTCAATATTACAAAATAATGTTGGTGGTGGAACCATGGATCTTGTTTGGGGTCCAGATATAGAACTTATCGAAAGTAAAACTACAGTTCATAATTTTCTTGGAGAAGGTAAATATACGCCACATCTTAATAGTGTTTATGCCGGTCTTGGCATCCCTCCTACATTAACTGGAACATTCGGTGCTGCTGGTACTACTAATAATTTTATAAGCTTGAAAACATTAACACAAAGACTTCAATACGGTAGAGATACTCTGGTTAGTTTTTGGGAAAAAGAAATAGAGATAGTACAGAAAGCTATGGGATTCAAATACGCAGCTAAAATAGAATTTGATAGAATGGATCTTAGTAATGAAGATGCTGAAAAGGCACTACTCATACAATTATTAGATAGAAATATTATCTCAGACGAAGTAGTCCAATCAAGATTCGGATTTGATCCTGATATGGAAAGAACAAGAGTTAACAGAGAACACAGAGAAAGAAAAACCAATAGAACTCCACCAAAGTCTGGTCCTTTCTATGATCCTATGATTGAAGAAACTCTTAAGAAAGTTGCTTTACAATTAGGTATTGTCACACCAAGTCAAGTGGGTCTAGATTTACCCAAGAAAAAATCTAGCGAACAAACAGCTTTAGAAATGAAAACAGTCATGCCTCCCAAAAATTCATTATCAGTTAAAGATTCGCCAGAATCTTTAAAAGGTATCCCACAACAAGGCAGACCCAAAAACTCTAAGGATTCAAAACAAAGAAAAACAAAAACTTTCAGTCCACAAACAGGCGCTAAATTACACATATGGGCAAATGAGGCCCAAGAAAAAATTTCTGATATAATTAATCCAATATTATTAGAATTTTATCAAAAGAAAAATATGCGTAGTTTATCCCACGAAGAATATTCTGAAGCTGAAAAGATAAGAACAAAACTTCTACTCTTATCTGCACCATTCTCTAGCATGAACGAAGAAAGTATTGTTAAATCTTTCGCCTCATTGACCAATAATTCTGAACAAACATATAATCTATATCTTCAATTTTTAAATTCAACCAAAAATAGCCTTAATAGAGATTTGAATGTTGACGATATTAAGGATATCAAATCTTATTTTTACTCATTGGTGTATGATTATGAAAATAATGGAGATATTCAATGATAATATATGATCAAGAAATTGCAGATAATTTAGAAGAATTGATCAAAGCTAGTGCGAGCATATCCATAGCCTCTATTGCACAACCTTCTGAGTCAGAAGCATTCAATAATACTTTGCGTATTGAGCAAGATGATAAAAAACTATCCTCTTTGGCTTCTTACAATGATAAAGACCTATATTATGTACAATCAATCTTAGTATCTTCATCATGGAATAAAAATGATGATATTTTTAGTAAAGAAGAAGTTTGGGCGGCCAAAAATACTCCAGAAGATAAACCAACGAATTTAGAACATAATGAGAATCTTATTATTGGTCATATTGTTTCTAATTGGCCAATTGATGATGATGGACAAATGTTGGATCCATCAACACCAACAGAACAACTTCCTGATAAGTTTCATATCGTAACAGGATCTGTCATCTACAAAGCCTACACCACTCCCGAACTTAAGGATAGAGCTGAAAAATTAATAGCAGAAATTGAAAATGGAACAAAATATGTTAGTATGGAATGTATGTTTAGTGGTTTTGATTATGGTCTAATGGATAATACAACTGGACAATATAAAATATTAGCTAGATCTAATGAAACAGCATTTCTTACCAAACATCTTCGTGCGTATGGTGGTAAGGGCGAATATGATAATCATAAAATTGGCAGAGTTTTAAGAAATATAACCTTTTCAGGCAAGGGTTATGTTGACAAGCCAGCTAATCCTGATAGTATAATATTTACCAAAGATAATTTTTTAAGCATCGCCAATATAAAAAATAACAAAAATAATATTTCGGGTGTATCAGAAATAAGACCAAATAACATGGAGAACATTACTATGAGTCTAGAAAACGAAGTAGCCGATCTCAAAGAAAAAGTACAAGCTATGACAGATTGTGCTTCAGCCACTAAAGAAGCCTACACACAAGTTGCTGAACTAAAAGATAAAATTGTTGCTCTAGAAACAGAACTACAAAACACCAAGGGTGCTTATGATGCTTTAGTTTCAACAACAGAAGCAGCGAAAAAAATGAGCGAAGAAGAAATGATGAAGAGAGAAGAAGAAATGAAAAAGGCTAAATCAGAGCTAGAAATCGCTCTAGAAGCTGTAGCTGCTTATAAGAATAAAGAAGAAGAAATGATGAAAAAAGAGAAGAAGATGAAAAGAATGGCTTCTCTTATTGAAAAAGGCATAGACCAAGAAGTAGTTGCTTCAACCGTTGATCAATTTGAATCATTAGAAGATTCAACTTTTGATGCTCTTGTCGCACTTTTTACAGAGGCAGCTAAAAAGAAAGCAGAAATGCCTATGAAAGAAGAGAAGAAAGCATCTTCTAGTAATGAAACAAATACTGAAGAAGCGCTAGACAATGTTGAAACCAATACTGAAGATCTTGATCTAAGTGCTGGCAGTGATCATACAGAAAATGTAGATACAACACGCGCAGCATTAGTTGATTTTGTATGTGCTAGACTAGGTAAAAAACTTAATAAGGGAGAATAACAAATGGCTCTTAAATCAGATCGTATCGAACTATTAACAGATATCTCTTTCTTCATGACAACTGAAGCCGAAAGAGGTGGTGTAGTTAGTGCCGTAACAAGTGGTTCTGGCGTTTCTATGGATGACGCTAATGCTGTAGTAGCATATGCTGCCGCTGCTTCTGGCTCAAAACCAGTTGGCGTTTTGCTAAATGATGTTGTTGATCTAGATCTTACTAGACAACACATTAATTGGCACAAAGACGAAGTACAAGTTGGTGGCAAGGTCACCGTACTACGTAACGGCCAAGTAACAACGAACATGCTTGTATCCGGTATTGTTCCAACAGTTGGCACCCCAGCTTATGTCGGTGCTAGTGGTCTAATTGGTACAAGTAGCACCAATGCTGTTCAAATCGGCTCATTCTTAAGTGGTAAGGATGCCGATGGTTATGCCAAAGTATCCGTCAACATCGCTTAATTAAGGGAGAAGAAAAACATGTCCAATAAAGCTTTTGAACCAACACCAGAACTTACAGACCTTCTTGTTCGTTCTGGCTCATTAAATAAAGAAGAGGCCCTAGGTGCTAATGCAGAGTTTGCAAAAGCTCTAGAACTTCCACTTCGACAAGGTATTCTAAATGGTGATATTCTCAATGGTATTTTCGAGCCAATCCAACTTGCTCAAAGTGCTACTCCAGAATTTCCATTAGATTTCCTTGCTCCTGGTACCGAGAAGGACTTTGTTGCTTACACAATTCCCAATCACGGCTATATTCCAGAGCGTCATGTTGAAGGCGACTATGTCATGGTTCCAACCTATGACATTGGTGCTAGCATCGACTACCTCTTAAAGTATGCTCGTGATGCTCGCTGGGACGTTGTTGGTCGTGCTATGGAAGTTATGGAAGCTCAATTCGTCAAAAAGATGAATGACGATGGCTGGCATACACTTCTTGCTGCTGGTGTTGATCGTAACATTGTTGTTTATGACAGCGATGCCGATGCTGGTCAATTTACCAAGCGTCTTGTAAGTTTAATGAAGACCGTTATGCGTCGTAATGGTGGTGGTAACTCCACTTCAGCTAACCGTGGCCGACTCACAGACGTTTACGTATCTCCAGAAGCTATGGAAGATATTCGTAACTGGGGTGTTGACCAAGTTGATGAAGTTACACGTCGTGAGATCTATGTTGCTGCCGATGGTACTCTTAATAGAGTATTCGGTGTTAACCTACACGACCTTGATGAGCTAGGCGAGAGTCAAGAATATCAACTATTCTATGACAACGTACTATCTGGCACATTACCAGAAGGCGACGTAGAACTAGTTGTTGGTTTAGATCTTAGCAAGAGAGATAGCTTTATAATGCCAGTTCGTGAAGCCGTTCAAATCTTCGAAGACGATACTCTCCATCGTCAAAAGAGAGCCGGTTTCTATGGCTGGGCAGAACAAGGCTTTGCTGTTCTAGACAACCGCAGAGTTCTATTAGGCTCACTCTAATTAGTAGTTGTTCATTTTGAACTAAAATTAGCCGCTCCACACGGGGCGGCTTTTTTTATATGTCTAAAGGTGTATTACTATATGATTCGATCTTCTTACAAAATATAAAGGGAAATTATGAGTTGGCAAATAGAAATTCCCATCATGGTCAGAACATTAATTAATGATCTTGGATCAACCCCAACTTATTCTGATGATAGAATATTACAAATTATAGTTGTTTCAGCTAAATATGTACAATTCGACGTATCATTGGATCATAACTATGTGATAGATGTTGCCAATCCTTCTATATCGCCAGATCCAACAGAAGATAATGATTCTATTTTTATTAGTTTAGTAGCTCTTAAAGCTGCTTGTATTATTGATCAAAGTGAATATAGAACCAAAGCAGCTATGGAAGGAATACGCGCTGCTCTTGGACCAGCCAGCTTGTCAGTAGTCGGACAAAGTGCCGCTTGGCAAACAATTCTGGAGCGTGGTTCTTGTGCATCTTACGAAGAACTAACCTCTCATTGGGATGTTAAAGAAGCTACTGCTATACGCGCTGTTCTTAGTCCTTTTGTTGGTAATGATTTTGATCCTGAGCGTCAAAGAACTTATAATTATGGATATAGAAATAATTTTTACTCTTAAATGAAGGATTTTTTATGTCTGCTGGTTCTTATGATTTTGTAATCGAGCAAGGTGCGTCATATGGTGTCTCTATACAGTATACTAATGCTAGTGGAATACCAATAGATCTATCTCAATTTTCTCATGCTAGAATGCAATGGATCACAGATTCTAATAATGCTTTATCTTTTACTACTACAAACACCAATTCTGGTTTATATTTATTCGAATTTGGATCTCCTTTAAGTAGTGGTATCATTAATTTAAAAATACCAGCTAGTATTACAGGAGGATATAACTTTACAACAGCAGAATATGATATGGAATTAGTATCTAATAATGATTTTTATAATGGCGGTGGTCCTGAAGTTATTCGATTATTACAAGGTAATGTGACTATTGTTCCAGAAATTACAAAAATTATATAAGTAGTGTGATATGAATGAATATATTAACAATCACTCCAGAATCCAGTAATATCAATGTTGATGATAATAATACTAGCGGCTTATTAAACGTATCTACATCTTCTAATATCAACACACTTACTAATATTTATCCTACTACCAGTAATATTAGCATTAATAGTACAACTGGTCCATCCGTTGTAACGGTATCTGGTGTTAATTCTTTAGCTAATATAGTTAATATTAGTTCAGCATCATATAGTAATACTGTTGTGTCTGGAGCTTCAGGAGTCTATAGTTCTTATGGTAGATTATCTTTAGCAAGCAATAATCCTATCTATAATACCGATATTACTAATAATACCATATACTACACACCATACTTAGGTAATAAATTATCATTATATGATTCATCAACATCTTCGTGGTCAGACTATACTTTTAGTGAATTATCTTTAAGTTTATTAGCATCAACTAACGATACTAATTATGATATTTTTATATATTATAATGGTAATAGTTTAGTTATGGAAAAAATTGCTTGGCTTAATAATTCTAATAGAAATTCATCACTAATTTTACAAGATGGTATTTATGTACTATCTACCGATGCAAAGAAAAGATATGTGGGATCCATCAGAACAACATCAACATCAACCACAGAAGATAGTAAAAAGAAAAGATTTGTATGGAATAATAGTAATAAAATAGTTAAGCAAATTTATGCTACAGATTCTGTTCTTCATACTTATACTACATCATCATATAGACCATATAAAAATATTACTACATCTGGTATAACAAGAATAGAATTTATTAGTGGTATAGACCAGTATTTATCTGTTTCTCTACATAGTGATCATTTTAATGAATCAAATTTCTCTTCTGTTGCTCTTGGTTTAGATTCGACTAGCAATCCTAATATTGATATAATTAATGGCATCTACGTTAGCGCAGGATCGCCCTATGGACACTCTAATATATCAACATCGTCTAATACTTATGTTAATACAAATTTAGGATATCATTATATTCAGATACTACAATACGGATCATCAATTTCTACATTCAACAAAGCCATATTATCAGGAGCTATTTTATGTTAAATATATTGCATAAAACAATTAATGATATAGTTCCTATTATCGGTATAACACAAGAAGATAATAATTATATAATTGAATATGTTAATCAACCAAATCAAGAACAATTAACTTTAATTAATGCAGTCATTAATGATTGGCCACTAGAGCAAGCTAAATTATTAAAAATAGCAGAATTAGATCTGTCGTGGTCTAAAAAATTAAAAAATGGGTGGGTAACACCACTAGGATGGAAATTAGGAATAACTACAGAAGATGTTACTTTATTAAGTGGTGCATTTATTTTAGCCAAGGAAGCTGCTGAGATGGGTATAACAGACTTAGCCAATATAATAGACTCTAACGGTGTATCACATTCTATAATGTTTTCTGAATTTGTTGAATTAATGTTAGAATATGGCCAATACAGAACATCTATAAGCTTATGGTATTCTGAAAAATTATCTAATATAAAATCAGCAACATCAATAAATCAAGTTAATAACATCATTATTTAGTGGAGATTAATATGGCTTCTTTCTGTGTTACAATTTTTGATACAATAGAAAATGCAGCTGAAAATGATGCTTGCTTTGGAACATCAACCAAAAACCTATCTCTGAACAAAGGATCTAGTTATAGAATAACATATCAATTAAGTAAGAACAGTGGTAGTGCGAGTATCGTTGGATACACACTACGTGGACAAATAAAACCTACTTCAACATCGTCTACAATACTATTAGATATGTCCACGAGCAATCTTTTATTGAGACTAGATCCTCCGAACAGCAGAATCATGATGTATATTCCTGAATCATTTACGGAATCTATTTCTGAATCAATTTGCTATTATTATATTGAGTTATTAAATTCTGGAGGTGAAGCATCAAGAATTATTCAAGGACAAATTAATTTTAATATATAATAGGATTTTATTATGAATATTATTACTACAGATTTAAAAAATCTATATAAAAGTATGATAGATGAATTATTACGCGCTAATTCATTATCTTTACCATGTAAATTAATTTATGATTCTTCTGTTTTTACAGAATGCACTAATTGCGAAATTGATCCTATCTCTCACAAGTCAAGTAATGTATATAAGAGTGGAGGCCCTCTAGCCTTTGCTAATGGTCAAATATGCCCCTACTGCCGAGGTTTAGGTGGTATTTATACAAACTCTTCTGAAATTTTAGATATGCTAGTATTATTTGATTATAAGTATTGGTTAAATTTTAATAGCAAAATACATAGTCCTGATGGGTTAGTTCAGACTATCTGTAAGACTGTAGATTTTCCTAAAATTTCTAAGTGCAATAAAATTATTATAGATACTAATATTGTAAATTATACTGAAAGTTTATTTCAAAGGAATAGTGAGCCACAACCCGCTGGATTTGGCGAAAGTTCTTATATTTTTACTTTTTGGAAAAAAATATGAGTAATTTAAGTTTACAGTTTAAACTATTGGATAATCAAAAAGAAATATCTAAAAAAATACTAGAGGCTTTATTGCCATTAGCACAAGAATATTTTGAACGCGTTACTGATAATCTATCAAATAATATTGCTGATATTATTATTTCATATATTAAAAATGAACCAGAATATGAATCTTTACTCAACGGAACACTAAAATATGAATTTGGTATTCCTGATGCTGGTCCAAGAATAGAATTTATTTTGAGTCATATAAAATCATCAGGTGTTACTAAAATTCAAAATCCTATAATTAGAGGTAATAGAATTGTTGCTTCATATCAAGTACAATTAATCAAATCAGATTTTGAAAATCTTTTAGCAGTAGGCTCATCATCATTTACGACAGAAAAAGGACAACAATTAGATTGGCTGAGATGGTTATTAATAGAGGGAGATACTATTATTATTACAGGATACGAATTTGAATTTGGTCCTAATATCGGATCAAGAACAGGTATGGGCATCATGAAGATGGGTAATTCTTGGAGAGTTCCACCAGAATTTGCTGGTAACGTAAACAATAACTGGATTACAAGAGGCATCAACTCTGCTGTGCCTGAGATAGATCAATATCTCATGAAAGCGATGGAGGTATAATATGACATATGATCCAAAATTTATGGGTGTTAATAGTTTAGGCCAAACATTAATTATTAATGAATTAGAAAATAATCTTAAATCTTTTTTAGATTGGGGATTTTTAAATGCTGGTGGATTTACTAATATTGAAAAACCAACAGTAAATATTGATAATTTTAATTTACATATCTTAAAACCCACACAAGATAAGTCTCGGACCAATAATACTGTTTGGCAAACACCAAGAAAAGATTGGATATATGAATCAGGAGTAAATTATAGTGGAGTTTATCCTATTAACATTAGTGGAGTATATGTAAATAACACATTTTATCCCGCACCTACAGGTAGTGGATCTATAACATATAAATTAAATTATCCAGAAGGTAAGGTTATATTCAATTCTGCTATTCCTTCAGGATCTTTAGTTGAAATGGAATATAGTTATAGAAATATTCAAGTTTATAAAATGGAAGAATTTCCTTATTGGAAAGAAATACAACAAAAAAGCTTGGAAAATAAAACAGGCTTTGCATTATCTGACAAAGGAGATTTTAGTATAGGTTCTGAACATAGAGTTCAATTACCAGCAGTAATTATAGAAACTATAGCTTCATCAAACTCTAGACCATTTAGATTAGGCGATAAATCTTTGATTATAGACCAAGATATATTATTACATATTTTATCAGATAATAGTCATGACAAAAATAATATTGTTGATATTTTACGTCTTCAAGAAGATAGGGTCATATGGCTTTATAAAACTGATAATGTTGTCAAAAGCGGAGTATATCCATTAAAATACGACGGATCTAAAAATATAAATGGCCAAAATTATAATTTATTAGTTAATAATGATGATTATAAATGGATTAGATGTCAATTTATGAAAGTTAATATATCTGATATTATGTTTACTAATATAAGAATGTATGGTGCTGTTGTAAGATTAACTAATCAAATTATTTTCACTGCTTTTTAGTTGGTGGGTGTATATTACATTAATTCTGTTAGAAAACCCATAAGTTACTATAAAGATGGAGATTTAAAATGCCAAATAATCGTGTTTTTTATGCTAGTCACGGCGTAGCAGTAGGCACACAGGCCGGATCCGCCACAACAGTACAAGGCGCTCAGAGCGTTGGTATAACAACAAATTTCAATCTAGAGCAAGCTTTCCAACTAGGTCAGCTAGCCATCTATGATAACATGATTACTGATCCTACAGTAGAAATTACCGTATCTAAAGTTCTAGACGGTGAATCTACAATTTATGAATTAGCTACTGGCGGTGGTAGTTTAGTTAGTACAGCAAATACTAAATCTAGAGTTGTTGTTGGTGTTGGTAGCGATACTTCTGAAGCACTAACTAGTACAGCAGCAGTTACATGCACAGGTATTTATATTAGTTCATTATCATATACATTTCCAGTAGATGGTAATTTCACAGAAGAAGTTACATTTATTGGCGATAATAAGAGTTTGAGTGGTAGTGTTAGTGCTCCTAGTGATTCTGGTAATATGGTTGCTCGTAGACAAAATCTACAAGTTAGTGGTTCAACCTTACCATCAGAAGTTTCTGGTAAAAATCTTAGTAGTATCACTATTAGTACCGATCTTGGTCGTGAAGCTATCTATAAACTTGGCCAATACGCTCCTTATCATCGTTATGTAAACTTCCCCATTGAAATCACAACAGAAATTGCTGTTACAGCAACAACAACTGATGGTGTTGCTCTTGATATTACTGGTATTGACTGTGATCCAACAGGTCTACCACCAGAGCAATCTATTAGTATTGAAGTTTGTGCTGATTCTGGTAATGCCACTCACACATTTAATCTTGGCAATAAGAATAGATTACAATCGGTTAACTATACTGGTGGTGATACTGGTGGCGGTAATGTTGAAATTACATATACTTATGTAACATATAACGATCTTACTATCAGTACAACATAATTAATTATACTATATAAAATTATATAGTTAAATTATACAAACTAAAAGGAAAAGTTTGTGTCAGGAACTAATAAAAGAGTATTCAATGGCTGTTTGGGCATAGGAACTTGTACAGGAAGCCCGCTACCAGATATATTATCTGTTGACTATTCTTTATCCAGATCTATTAATAATATCTATCAGCCACAAAATAGTAATCCTATAGCTACATATGGATTAAATCCTGATATAGAGATTAGATATACTAGTTATATGGTAAATGGATTTCCACCATTGGCTAGTGAAGAAGGATTAAATAGTATTGTGGGTTTTAAATTATTAGTTGGACTAGATGATCCTAATACTTGGCCAGATATCAAAACAACCAATGTTCCACTAGATCATAAAGCTATTGGTGGATCATTAATGCTTTTAAATTCTATTACATATTCTTTAAGTGTGGATGGACCAGGAACAATACAAAGATCATATAGAGGATATAGTAAACCCGCAGTTGATGCAGGGGCGTCTGTTCCTTTTAAAGTTCCTTCGCCAACATCGACAACATATTTAACTTTACGTAATAAATTTACAGGAACTATTCCAGCAGAAATAGCATTAAATGCACTACAATCTATTACTATAACAAGAACTTTTAATAGACAACTTGTTAATGAATTTGCTACCAGAAAACCTTATGCATCATACATCAGTTTTCCTGTTGAAACATCATGTACTTTTGATTTATTATCTCAAGATCTAGATACGTATGAAATTTCAGCAATGGACACTGCCTGTAAAAATCCTAAAACATATAAAACAGATATTAATATATCGCTATGTGAAGGTTCTCCCATTAGTATTCCTAAGTCATATTTAACAGGATTACAATATAGTGGGGCAACAGCGGATTCTTCTGATAATCAGACCATATCAGCAACGTATACTAGTTATGAAACACCAGTAGGATTAGAACCGGTATATATTTTTCCAGACGAGGATCCTTGTGAACAATGAAAAATTATTATATCGTATTTTATTAGGATATTATTATATATATGTAGATAATACAAAATATAAAATTGTATATCCTGATGCTCATATTAAGTATCAAGCAGAATATTTATATGATACTATTATTGAAGATAATAAATACGATAAAACATGGTTAACACAAAAAGAAATTGATCTTTATTTAGCTGTTAATAAAATTTGGCTACCAGCAGATAATGATAAGATTACAACACTAAATGAAATTATAGAAAATACTAAAATTGAATTGTATATAAATTTTGTTAATGAAAATAAAAGAAAATCTATCAAAAAACAAATTCATCAGTTAAATTCAGATTTAGAATTACTATACCAGAAAAAAAATTCATTAAATTATTTAAGTATTATTGAACAGGCTATAACTATTAAAAACGAATTTTTAATTATGAATAGTATATATGATGATAAAGATAATTTAGTATTTGTGAATCCGTATCAAGATTCATATAATCATCAAGATCTACAGATATTTATTAAAGAAATTATTAATAACAGTATTAATGTTAATGATTTAAGATTATTAGCGAGATCAGACCTGTGGAAATCATATACATCAAGCATGAGTCTAGAAAAAAATTTTTTAGAAATAAATGATGACTACAGACATTTAATTAATATTAATAGAATGTACGAAAACGCTAAACAACATCCAGAAGCACCATCAGAACAAATTATTGATGATGATGATGCTCTCGATGGTTGGTTCATCTATCAGAATAGAAAAATTGAAAAAGAGAAAAAGAAAAATAATGTTCTGGATAAGGTTGGGGGTAATGTAAAGAACGCGGGAGAAATCTTCTATATATCTCATGATCCTAATGAGAGAAAAGAAATTTTATCACTTAATAGCGTACAAGACAAAAAGAATTTAGAGGAAATGATTAAGATACATCAAGAAGGCAAAGAAGTACAGTGGAAAGATTTATCTTTCGTAAAACAAAATATTCAAAGACAAGCTATGGAAAAGGTTAATGATAAATTCAAAAATAAATAATAAAAGGAATCACTATGAATAGACAGCATAAAAAAGGAATCATCAATCAAATTAGTAAAAGATTTCAAACAACAATGATAGGATCTTTAGCTAGATTTGAGGATGCTTTTGGTTATCTATGGGGACACAATTCTGATAAACCATTAACAGATAAACAATTAGAATTTTTAGAATCTTGGGATTATGTTAGAACATCTATATTAAATCATGGTAATAACCAAATGAGAGAAGCTATTGATGAAATTATAGACCATATTGAAAAAGAACAAGAACTTTACAGATATCACTTTCTTATTAATAAAAACAATCAAAGGAGCGAAGACCTATGAATATGGAAACATTTACTTTTAATGTTGGCGGAAGAGAACAAGAGTTTAGTATCAAATCACCATCATTAGCCGATCAAAGAGAAGCCCAAAAGGTTTATAATCAGGCTTTTTCTGATGCTGTTAAATCTGGCTGTATAGTAAGGGCCAGACTAGACGATCTATTAAAAGAACAAGGTCTATGGGATGATAATAAACAAATTAAATTTAATACTATACAACAAGAGATTCTTGACTGTGAAAAATCATTGGCCAAAGGCGGTATTAGCCTAAAATCCGCCAAGGATATTGCTGTTAAAATGAAAAAACTAAGAGAAGATCTTAGAGACTTAATATCAGTAAGAACTAATTTGGACAATCATACAGCAGAAGGACAGGCTGATAATGCTAGATTTAACTATCTTATATCAGCAGGCTTGGTGTATTCTTCTACTAAAGATAAGTATTTTAAAAATTATGAAGATTATTTGGCAAGAGCTTCTGAACCTATTGCAGTTAAAGCGGCTCAAATTTTGGCTAATATGCTATACGGACTAGATAGCGATTATGAAAAGAAATTGCCAGAAAATAAATTTTTGATCAAGTATAAATTTGTTGATGATAGATTACGACTAGTTAATAAAGACGGTCATTTGGTTGATTCTGAGGGTAGATTAATAGACGAATTTGGTAGATTCATAAATGAAAAAGGCGAATATGTTGATAAGAATGGTAATTTAGTTGATGCTAACGGTGATTACGTTATAGACTTTAAACCCTTTATAGATGATGATGGCAACCCAATTATTGAAGAACAGGAAAAAAAGGAAGATGCTCCTAAACCCACAACAGAAACAGTTGCAGAAGTTACAGAAGCAAAACCTAATAGTTGATAATATCTTATTTTTGTCTTTAACAGAATATATAACTAGCATCATGATTAATTTCATGGTGCTTTTTATATTTATGGGATAAAATATGGCATCCTTTAACTTAACAGCAGAAATCAATTTACGCGGTCCATCAAATCTCAGCAAAATTGCTGGTGATATTAGAAGAGAATTATCTTCTATTAAAACTGATCTTAATTTAAAAATATCTAACCAAAGCTCTAAAAGTATTGATAATGTTACTAATAGTATTAAACAATTAAATGAAGCTATTATTCAAGCACAATCTAATGCTTCTGGTCTTAGTTCTGTTCTTGGTGGGTTAGGTCAATCAACACAGACTATAAGTTCCGGAACAACAACAGCAGCCAAAGGTATGATAGACCTATCATCTGCTACAGCTTCTACTAGTAAACAAATAGCAGCAGCATCTTCAGAAATGGCAGACTTTGGTAGACAATCAGCGGTGGCTGTTCGTAGATTTGCCGCTTTTAGTATTCCTACAGGAGCTATATATGGTTTGGCTAGAGCTTTTAGTTCAGCATTTAAAGAATTTGTTGATTTTGATAGACAAATTGTTAGATTGCAACAAACTACCGGTGGTTTTAAAAGCGACATTGATTCTATTAACACTGAAGTAAGAAGACTATCTGTTTCATTCGGCGTTAGTTCTAAAGATTTGATTGAAGCATCAGTTACATTAGCACAGGCTGGTTTATCTGCTAATCAAACAAAAGATGCTCTTGAAGCTTTAGCCAAATCTGCTTTAGCTCCATCGTTTGATAGTATCACAGAAACAACAGAAGGAGCTATCGCTGCATTTAGACAATTTGGTATTGAAACAAGAGATTTAGAAAGTGTTCTAGGATCAATCAATGCTGTTGCGGCCGCATTTGCTGTAGAATCTAGCGATATTATTAGTGCTATTCAAAGAACGGGTGGTGTGTTCGCAACAGCTAGCAAAGGTGTTAGTGAAGGATCAGATGCCTTAAATGAATTTATTGCTGTATTTACAAGTATTCGTGCTACTACTCGTGAAAGTGCAGAAACTATTGCGACAGGATTGAGAACTATTTTTACTAGAGTGCAGAGAGGATCTACTATCGAAGCATTAAGAGACTTCGGGATCGAGCTCACTAATGCACAAGATAAATTTGTTGGAGCTTATGAAGCTGTTAGAAGACTTAGTGAAGGCTTATCCAGATTAGATCCTAGAAGCGGTGAATTTGCTGCAATTGCAGAAGAACTTGGTGGTTTTAGACAAATTGGCAAAGTTATTCCACTAATACAACAATTTGCTACCGCACAAGAAGCTTTAAATATAGCTCAACAAGGTCAAGGAAGCTTAAGTAGTAGTGCGATTCAAGCTCAGTCAGCACTTGCTGTGCAATTTAGCAAAACCAGAGAAGAATTTTTAGCTTTTGTCGAAGCCCTTGGTAGAAATAAAACATTTCAAAATCTTATAAGTTTGGGACTAACATTAACAAGTACTCTTATTAAAGTCGCTTCTGCATTTCAACCATTATTACCCTACTTAGCTATTCTTGGGGGTATCAAAGCAGCATCGGCAGCAACACAATTTGCTGGTGGATTTTTAAGCGGTGTACGAAAAACTCCAGAAAATACAGATACACAATCCGGTAATATTCTAGAAACATTATTAGGATCAGCTAGAAATAAAGAAAAAACTGATTCTACTATTAATGCTAGACTAGAAACTGTTTTATCAGAGAATACTACTGCTCTTACTAATGTCACATCAGCTATACGATCATTAGAAAATACTATTAATAGAAGTGGTACCACAGGACCTACTACCGAATTAAATAGTGGCGGTAAAGTATTAGCTTTTGCAAGAGGTGGTGTTGTTCCCGGAACGGGAAGTAGAGACACCGTACCAGCTATGCTTATGCCAGGAGAGTTCGTAATTCGTAAAAAGGCTGTTGAAACTCTTGGTGCTAATAACTTACAAAAAATTAATAAATATGCTTATGGTGGTAAAGTTAAAGATCTAGCCAATATATATCCATCAATATCATATGCTTTTGGATATGATGAAGTCGAAAATGATACAATTAAAGACGCATCTAAAGATGTTTATATTGATCCAAGTCAACTTAGTAAAGCAGCTATTAAAAAATGGAAAGCATCAAAAGACAGACCATGGAAAAAATTTGAAGATTTAGTATCAAATGAATATGGATTACAACAAGATACAAAATCAAAATGGGCTTTATTGGATTTTCCATCACAACGATCAGAATCTAAATTTATGGAAAAGGGATCAGAATATGCAGATCCAGATTCACTAAAAGGTAATAATGATCAAACTATAGCTGCTAAAAACTATTTATTTGAACAAAGTGTTATCAAAAATCCTGGAAACGTACCAAATGTTAAAGTAGAAGAATTGGAAAAAATAAACAATCTTCCTCCAGCAACAGTATATTGGGCAAGTCCTCAAAAATTTAATCAAGCAGGATTGTTTAATCGTGGTGGTATTATTCAAAAATTGATGGCTGGTGGAGTTGCAGAGGAAATGACTTCGCAAACCAATGCACAACAACCATCAAGTTTAGATGATTTGCTAAAAAGAATACAAGATCTTGGAGGTACTACAGATCTATATAAGTATATATCTAAACCAGAAATTAGCGATATTATGACTAGTTCTGGTTTAACTAAAAAACCAACAGCAAGTCAATTAGTAGACTCTAGATGGTTACGAAAAACCAAACCAGATATTTTCGGAGATAGATCTCAATATATTCCAGCATTAACTAAAGTTGTAGAAGAAGCAGAGGCTGGATATAAAGAAGCCCAAGCAAATGCTATGAAAAAAGCTGGGTTACAAGCACAGGCTGGTATTGCTAATAAATTTGGTTTGCTAAGTATATATCCTGTTGGATATAACGATTTAAGCGAAGTTAAAGAATTAACAACAGGCAGTGGACAAAAACTTTTAACACAAATTGTAATGAAAGGATTACCATCAAGATATCAAAAAGCAATATCAGACATAGAAAATGAACTAGCTAGTGCTCCAACTAGAGCTGCTGAAGCATTACAATATACTGATATTTTTGGTACGGGTACTCCATTAGCTTTTGATTTTGATAAAACACTTGTAAATAGTGATGAAAGTTTATTTGCTGGTGCTAATGGTGGAATTGATTTTGCTAAATTTAATGATCTAAATCTAGTTAAACAAGGATTAGAAGCAGCAGAATTAACATTGCTAGGAGAAGAATTAAAGCGTAGAGTACAACAAACTCCAGAATTATTAGATAGTATCAGAATATTAAGTGCTAGACCACAGAGCAATGCTCCGTTACTATCTGATACTTTAAATAGACTTGGTTTACCAATCTCTAGTGACAAAATCACTGGTGTAAGTGGCGCAGAAAATAAGATTGATAATCTTTCATTTTTAGAAACTCTAATTGATGATAGGGTTGCCACAGTAGAAGATATTAAAAATAGACCTCGTGGTTTAGGTTATCCACAAGGTCGAGCAATAGCCTATACTGAACCAACAGGCTACGATCCATCTTCTGCTTCATCAAGACGCAATCGTACCACTATGATGGCAGCTAATGCAGAAGAATTAGCTAAGAGACTAGGTATTAATATTAGTGCTGAAGATGATGATAATCCATTACGTCCTATAGATTATCCTAATGGTGTCGGAGCATATGCTAATTTTTGGGATGTTCCATCTAATATGCCATCAGATATTAAAGTTACTAATAATAATTCAGCAGAAGGTAGGCTATGGTCTGAAATAGAAAGATATTATAAGAAATTTGGTCGGGGTGGAATGTTAACTGAAGCAATGTCTGCATCGCAAAGTCCGCAAGGACAAGCGATACAAAGATACAAAGAAATACTATCTAGTATTCTTCCACCCGAAATGCTAACAGAAACAGGATTCTTAAAACAACCATCAGGTAAACCAGAACCTATTGAAATTATAACAGCAGACCCTGGGCAGGCGGCCGTAAATACTGTAGAAAAAGCATATTATGCTGGTGGATTATTATTTAAAGCTTTAAGAAGCAGAATAGAAAAAAGTAAGTCATTATTATCAAATCAAGAATATGATGCTCTAAAATCATTTGTTGATCAAAATCTAGCATTCGAAGGTAATGAAGATGTTATTAATCTAAAGGGTGCTGCGCATCGTGGAACATTAGCTCACGAATCTTTTCATGATATTCAAGGATATTTATATGATAATTATCCAGAAATAATGGATAAATTATTCTCTGCTGTTGAAATGTCATATAAAGATATTGAAGCTTGGTACGCTTCCGGATCATCTTCTTGGACAGGTCCTGGCAATTATACATTAAATAATCTATTTCCAACTCCACGATCTCGTTCACCATATCCATCAACAATAGCGAAAACAGCTTCAGCTGCGGTTAAAAAAAGAATTAAATCACAAGTCACACCAGAAGAATCATTTAAAACAATAGCACAAGCTCAACAAGATTTTGGACGATTAGAAGCTATTCCAGTATTAATAGGAGCATCTTCTGAAGGGGATTCTGAAGCTACTAGAATATTGTCTAATATATTTAGTACAGCAGGATTAAATCCTGATTTTTATAAAACATTACCAAAATTTGCTGATGGCGGAGTTGCTACTGTTGACGGTCAGAAACAAACAGAAAAAGAATATGGAAAAATTGGCTTAAGAGACGACGGATCATCCATTTCAGCAACATATTTTAGAAATAATCAAAGATCTGGTAATGTTTCAGCATACAAGATGAGAGACTATTTATATTACGTTGGAATATCTCAAGCTACTGGTGGATATGGACCAAGATTATATGATGTTGTGATGGAAGCTGCTACTGCTAATGGTGCTATGCTTACATCTGATAGATCATCTGTTAGTGGAGACGCTAAAGGTGTTTGGGAATATTATTTTAATAATAGACCAGATGTTCGTAAAACACCATTATTAAAACCAGAAGATTGGACAAAAAACCAAGCACTAATCGATCCAAAATTATATGGACCAGAAGACACTTGGCCGCCATTTGATGATCCTGCATGGGTTTTACAAAGCGGATATAGTAAACAACCATCATTAATTAGTGATCCTAATAGTGTAATCCGAATGGATCAATCAATGAATAGTGGTTCATTAGCAGCAAATTATTTCGCTGCTAGTGCCTCTAAGTTTGCTAAAGGAGGATCAGCACAAGATACTGTACCAGCACTATTAACTCCTGGTGAGTTTGTTATCAATAAAAAAGCCGCTCAAAAGATAGGGTATTCTCAATTACATCGATTAAATAAAGCTGATAAAATACAAGGATATAATACTGGTGGAATTGTTGGAAATATACAAAGATTTGCTGAAGGTGGTGGAGCTAAATATAAACCAGAAGATTTTGTAAGTCTAATTAATTATAGCGATGTTACTGGTGTTCAATCCGCCATAACAGATAACGGAATGAAATATGCCAAAGCATTAGCTGATGCTGCAAATGCACTTGGAGATATTAAGCCCATAGAAGATCTTGCTAAAACTATGCAAGAGACTCTGAAAAAACAATTGGGCGACATAGGATTACAACCTAGTCAATTTGGTATTAGTCAATCATGGGCAATGTGGGATATTGGTAAACAACTACATTTAAAACAAAATCCATCAGAAAGCTCTAATAAATATAGACTAGCTGATCCTTTGAGTGATCCACAACTACAACAAGAAATGATTGATAGAATGGCTGGTTGGGAAATTGGTAAAGCTAAGGGTAATATTGCTTCGAGTTCATGGAGACTAACAGAAGTTGGTAAAGAAGCTAGATTGGCAGGAGCATCTCCATCAGCAGACGCATCAGATGGTGGTGTTGAATTTGCAAGAGTATTAGATGAAATATCTCAATTAGATGAAGCTAAGGCTAAGTTTATTGATGTTTCATCAGCAGTAGGTCAATCATTAGATAGTATTAGCGATAAAATTAAAGATAGTATTATTAAAACAGCAATTACTACTAGAAGATCAATAGAACAACAACAGAAAGAATTATCAGCCTACATACGTATCGCTAGAGAAACAGGGAATCCAGATGCACTAGAACCCGCTGGACAAAATATTCAAAATATTTATAAACTATTTGGTGAAGAAATAGATACTGATAAATTAAATGCAGTATTAGAAGATGTATTTAAACGTATACAGTTGAAAGAATCTTTTAGTGATATCGTGAGTGGTACAACAGAATTAAATAAGGCTCTTAATTCTCCGATAGACGATCTTATTGCTTTAGATATAGCAGTTAAAAAAGCAACGGAAACAGTAGGTACTTTATTACCAGAGATGATCCCTGATGAGCTAGATATTCGCGCACAAAGATCAGTCAATGCTGGTAGATTCCGTTATGGTAATGCTAGAGATTTACAAGCCTCTATAGAGACCCCATTAGGTAGAGCTGGTGAATATCTTGGAGGTAATAGATTTCCTGGCATTGGTTTATTAGAAAAACAAGCCCCCAAACTTGCTGAAAACCTAGGCAAAGCAACAGAAGCTGCTGGTGGTTTTGTTTCTGTTATTGGTGGGGCATCTATGTTTTTAGGCTCAAGACTACCGGACATTTATACAAATTTAGATAAATTAGCTGGAACATCATTATCAACAAGCACAAATGCTGCTGGTTTAGCTAAAGGATTAAGTGAGGCTGGTGGAGCAGCGGTTGGATTTGCCAAATTAGCTCAATCAGCTGGCATGAGTCCATTAGGTGTTGGTGCTGCTAGTCTTACAGGATTAGCATTGGGTGGAGCACAAGGATTTATAGAGGGCCAAATTGGTAAGGAGATGGAACTGACCAATAAAAGGGTTGCTACAAGTGAAGCTAATCTTGCTGAACTCTTTAAAGAAATTCAGAATCCAAGTGACAGAGGAAGATTTAATGAGCTAAGAACAGAGATTATCAAGGAGTACGCTGCTATAAATAGAGAAGTTGGAGATATTAGTAGAAATACCGCAGAAGAAACAAGAACATGGTTATTGAATCTTGGTAGAGCAGCGAAAGAAGCAGCGACTGCATTTATAACAGTACAAGCCATTCTTGCGGGATTAAGTCTTGCTAAAGCAGCTACTGGTAAGAGCAGAGGAGGAAAAATAGCATACTATGCTAAGGGCGGCAACGTATTTGAACCCAAAGGAACCGATACTGTTCCAGCAATGCTTACTCCTGGTGAATTTGTCGTTAATAAAAAAGCAACTAGTAAAAATCTAAGTTTATTAAAATCCATTAATAATGGAACCTATATGTCCAGAGGTGGTGTGGTCGAGGCTGCACTAGCCGGTGCTGGCGAAAGTATGTATCAAGCGTTTGTTCCACCAAACGTACCTATTACAGTTGTATTAAAAGGATTTGCTACGGAAGATAAAACAGCAGGAAGACCAAGTACAGGATATTTTGGAACATTATCTGATACTTTTAATCCATTTGATGCTGATTTTTATCGAACAACAGGTCGAACAGAAGATGAAATTTATAGATTAGGTGCTAGAGTTTCTGGAGTTACAGCTATTTTTGCTGGTTTAGCAGCGGCCGCTACAGGATTGGGTGGATTAATTAGTGTTGGTGGTGGCGGTGCAGCTACAACGGCTGCTACGTCTTGGCCCGCTGGTGCTATGGCAGATGTAGCAGCAAAGACTGCTGCTGGTGGAGCTACTGGATTAACACTAGGTAAAACGATATCCGCTATTGGATCCTTTGGCGGTACTATTCTTGGTGTTAAAGGAGCATTTGCAGCATTAGCTGCTGCTGCTGTTGCACTAAGATCAATATTTTCTAGTACAGCTCAAAATGAAAAGCAGCGTCAAAACCTATTGAGTTCTCCATTAGCAGAACAAGCTATCAAATATGCTCCTTTGGAATTAGCTAATGTTCCATTGAAAGATTTGCAAAATAGACTAACACAAGGAAAAGATCTTACTGGAATAGAAAGATCACAATTTTTTACAGAAGCTTCAGGTATACTAGAGTCTGCGCAAAGAAT